TTAAATTGAATGTTCAAGAGCAAGTAAAAGATTATGGATATAAGATCGAAGATTCTGTTTTAGAATTTTGGTCTAAGCAAGATAAAGAAGTACGTGCTCGTGTCAAACCAACACAGCAAGACTTGACTGTTAAAGAGTTTGTATCTAACTTTCATAATCTAGTTGTTGATGAGAATATTGGTCACTGGTGGACAAGAGGTAATGCTTTTGATCCTGTAATCTTGACAAGACTTTTTGATAGCCAAAAAAGAGGCAACCATCTTAATACTTATCTAAAATATTATATGGTTCGTGACATGCGGACTTATATTGATGCCAAATTTAATTTTGACACAAAAAACGGTTTCTGCCCGATCGCTGATGATAAACTATGGGAAAGAGCATTTAAACAACATGATAGTTCTTGGGACGTATTAGCAGATGTGCTTAGACTACAAGCGATCGCTAGAGCTGAAAATGATATGGAGCAAATCTAATGAAAATTGAAATTAAAACCGAAGAGCTAAGAAAGTATAGCATCTTCGTTGGTACACCAATGTATGGTGGCCAAGCTAGTGGTATGTATACCAAAGCAACTAATGACTTGAGTATGTTATGCTCCACACACGGTATTCCGTTAAAGTACTATTTCTTATTTAATGAGAGTCTAGTACAAAGAGCACGTAACTACATTGTAGATGAGTTCTTAAGATCTGACTGTACTCACTTATTGTTTATTGACGCTGATATTGCGTTTAATCCCAAAGATGCTCTTGCTTTACTTGGTGTACATCTACAAGATCCAGACAAGTATCAGATCGTAACTGGCCCATATCCTAAGAAAACAATTGCTTGGGAAAAGGTTGCTAAAGCAGCTCAAATGGGTAAAGCAGATGATAATCCATTTGAATTATCTAGGTTCACATCTGACTTTGTGTTCAACCCCGTTAAAGGAATGAAGCAATTCAAATTATCAGAACCAGTTGAAGTACAAGAAGCTGGTACAGGATTTATGTTAATACCAAGGGATGTACTAATGAAGTACAAAGAAGCTTACCCTGAGTTAGCATACCTACCTGACCACGCACGAACAGAACAATTTGATGGTACAAGAGAAATTACAGCATTTTTCGATTGTGTTATCGATCCCGAATCCAAGCGCTACTTATCAGAAGATTACTTCTTCTGTCATAAAGCACGTGATGCTGGCCTAAAGGTTTGGATGTGTCCTTGGATGCATCTCAACCATGTTGGTACCCACGTATTTAATGGTGGAATGGGCTCTATAGCAGAGCTTGGTGTAACCGCAACTGCTGACTCGACTTCTAATAAAAAGTCTTACAAAACAGTTGACAAATAGATGAAAGTGTGTTATAATATACATTCATTAACTAGGAGAAATATATATAATGAAATTTTCTAACGAAACCTTGAGTGTCTTAAAAAGTTTTACCGCAATTAACAAATCAGTTTTGCTAAAGCCCGGTAGTACTATTAAGACGATTACTCCCGAAAAGACGCTTATTGCGATTGCAGAAATCCAAGACACGATACCAGCAGAAGCTTGTATCTACGATCTTTCTAGATTCTTGTCAATCCTAAGCTTATATACAGATCCAGACGTAGAGTTTGGTGATAAGTATTTTATTATCTCAGAAGGCAAGAGACGAACCAAATATATCTACGCAGATATATCAATGATTCATACACCGCCTGAAAAAGATATAAATATACCGTCGGAAGACGTTGTTGTAGAGGTAACAGAAAGTGATCTTTCTTCAGTACTGAAAGCAGCAGGTGTTCTACAATTTTCAGAAATCGCATTTGTTGGCGAAAGCGGCAAGTGTTATCTGAAAGCAATCGACAGTGCAAACGATAACGCAGATGACTTTGGCGTTGAAATCGGGGAAACTGCCGATGAGTTTAAGGTAATCATTAAAACTGATAACTTAAAGCTCATGCCAATGGATTACAAAGTTACCATTTGTTCAAAGGGTATCTCTGAATTCAAAGGCACTGGTGTCACATACTTTGTGGCGATAGATTCAAAGTCGACTTATAATAAAGGATAATTGATATGAGTAATGTACAAGATGGCAACTTCGGTGGCCAACAACAAGAAGAGACAGTAGTCATTAACTTGAACGACCTCTCTACAATCTTGCAACTTATTGACGTAGTGTCAACAAGAGGCGGGTTCCAAGGTCAAGAACTAGCTGGTGTAGGAATGTTAAGGAATAAGCTTGAAGCTTATCTAAGACAGAATGCACCTCAACAACAAGGTCCCGATGGGGACACCGCTGTTGGTGTAGAAGCTGGTGAACTGGCTGATAAGGTAATTGACTAAAAGATTACCAACCTTTCTCGAGAATAGGGGATCAGTTCCGACTGGTCCCCGCCCCTCAATTTTTATATTATATTATGCACAAGGTGATCTATGCAACACAAATCAAATGAAGTTCTATGGGTAGAAAAATACCGTCCTCAAAGTATCGAAGACACTATCTTACCCGAGACAATGAAAAATACGTTTCGCAAATTTGTAAATGACAAAAACGTACCAAACTTATTACTAACCGGTGGACCAGGAGTAGGTAAAACTACGATCGCTAAAGCCATGCTCGATGAAATGGGCTGTGACTATATCGTTAAAAACGGTTCCCTTAATGTGAATATCGACACTCTTCGATATGAAATCTCTACATATGCATCCTCTGTATCTCTTACAGGTGGTCGTAAATATGTTATCTTTGACGAAGCAGACTATCTAAATGCAACTTCTGTTCAACCAGCTTTACGTAACTTTATTGAAGAATATTCTGCTAACTGTGGGTTTATCTTTACTTGTAATTTCAAGAATAGAATTATTGGTCCATTAAGATCTCGACTCTCTGAAGTTGACTTCTCTATTGAACAAACTGAACGACCTCAACTAGCAATGCAATTCTTTAAACGTGTTATTAGTATTCTCAATAACGAGAATGTTGATTACGATAAAGCAGTAGTTGCCAAAGTTATTGAAAAGCATTTCCCAGACTTCCGTCGTGTACTAACCGAACTACAATCATATGCAGCTTCAGGTAAAATCGACGAAGGTATCTTTGTAAATCTAAAGCAAGAGAGTATGGATGAGTTATTCAACCTACTTAAAGCTAAAAACTTTACTGAGATGAGAAAGTGGGTTGCTACTAATTCAGATCAAGATATGAATGAAATGTTCAGACGTGTCTATGACATGATGCAAGCTCGTGTAGAGTTTAAGACTCAACCTGGATTTGTAGTCACTCTAGCTGATTATATGTACAAGAGTAATTTCGTTGCAGACCAAGAGATTAACATGGTTGCATTCTTAACTGAAGTTATGATTGAATCCGAGTATGTCTAATCCATTTAAGATTGATTTCCGCAAAACTATCGAATGCTTTAACTGTAGTGAGCGTATTGAAGGAGGTGAAGAATACACTCTAAAGTACCAAGCAGCAGATGGAGAAGCGGAAGTCAAGATGTGTGCTAACTGCGCAAAAGAATTTAATGAGATACTCATAGGAATCGAGGAGATACAAAATGGCTAAAGGTGACTTAAATCCATTTGATTTTATGAATGCTGCTTCTTTTAGTAAAGTAGATCTCATAAAAGATGGAGACAATCCAGAAATAATCGAAAAGCAATATAACGCTTATATTGTAAACCGAGGTTTTACAAATTTCGAAGATACAATACTACATGCTAATGAAATGAATCAGAGACACGAGCTGTTTCCTGGTGCACAATTTGATTACTACCGTGCAGTATTAAGAAAGCGTAAGAGATTCTCTAAATGGCCTAAGGCTACTAAAGACGTAGATCTCGACGCGATCCAAGAAGTTTATCAATGCAACAGAACAGTAGCAAAGCAATACTTCAAGGTATTGAACAAAGAGCAACTACAATCTGTGCACGATCGCCTCATTACAGGTGGCTGAGTTTATGAAAAAAATAAATAAGCTTATATGGTTATATACCGTGGCCACTAATAATTAAACAGGTGAATATGTATCATGGAACAAGAAGATATTTTTAGAGGTGTGGGCATCGAAGTAGTGCTTCCTACACCCGACAGTTTTCTTAAGATCAAGGAAACTTTAACAAGGATAGGGATTTCTTCTCGCAAAGATAAGAAGTTGTTTCAATCCTGTCACATCTTGCATAAAAAGGGTAGATACTCAATTCTTCATTTTAAAGAATTGTTTATACTCGACGGCAAGCACAACACGTTTACTGATGAAGATCATGCTAGACGAAACACTATTGTAAACCTACTTGAAGAATGGGAACTAGTAAAGATTGTAGATCCAAATAAAACAAAGGATCCAGTTGCTTCCCTAAATCAAATTAAGATCATTTCTTTTAAAGAAAAAGATGATTGGGAATTAACTGTCAAATACAATATAGGTAACGGAAAAAAGTAGTTGACAAAAATTTAATTTTATGATATAATGGTGAATATATAATGAATGTTTATAAAACAAAAGACAGCGCAATAATCCCTAAATACGCGACTCAAGGCAGTGCTTGCTTTGACATTCATGCTGCGTTTGATAAAGGTGATAAGATTATAGCCTATAATTCTGTTAATAGAAAAATAGAAGTTCTCGTTAAAGAGATCGAAGGTCAGCCTGCTTTCTTAATACACCCAGGCCAAAGAGTAATGATTCCAACTGGTCTAATATTTGATATACCAGAAAATCACGTAATGAAAATGTATATTCGTAGCAGCGCTGCTGCTAAAAAGGGTTTAACATTAAGTAACGGTGTAGGTATTATAGATTCTGATTATGTTGATGAAACACATATTCTTGTTCATAACATATCTGATAGTTTAACACGAGTGATCCACGGTGAAAGATTAGCTC